AAAATGACCTGACCCGTGTTGGCCATGGTAACTACATTTCCGGATGCGCTGGGGGTAGAGAATGCTATTGCCTGTCTTGCGTAGCCTGAATAGCTTGCCTCTGTTCCGGCCGTGCCGCTCTCCGTGGGGTCACTGAGAAACAGTGCGCAGTAGACGGTAGCGGGAGCAGGGGTGCTTACCCCTCTTGCGGAATTAAGGATAATGTTTTCCATGTAATTGGTTAATACGCTCATGATTCAACTTCCTCCGTCATAGTGATTGTAATGCCAGCAATGGGATATGAATTGTTGTTTTTTATGGTGATAACTGTCGGGGTCTGTGCTGTTCCGGCATAATCTATTGCGGTGCTGTTAACGAACTGTTCTGTTACCTGTGAGCCGTACGCAAAAGGTTCGCAGAGAAAAACAAGCTGGAACTTTTTCATTCCACCTGCAAAGCGCTGTATGTCATTGGGGTCATAGATTCTGCCGATGTAATACTTGTCCGGCTCGTCCCATCTGACTATTTTGCTTTTTTTAGAGCAGATATAGGAAAGCTCCCGAACATCGGCCCTGCTCGGAAGACTGACAGTTCCGCATGTCAGGATGAGCTCTCGCTCATCATAGTATTTTGCCCCGTAGTCTATAGCGCCGCTTCTGCCGGGAATGATCAGCTTGCGCTCACGGAGTTTGGGCAGAAATAAGTCTTCAATGCTTTCTACAACAATTCCGAAACGCTCTCTGAGATCTATTCCGTCAATGAGTACGCTGTTTTTCATGACGTCAAAATCAGCCACTAAAATCACTTCCTTCCAAGCAGGCTGCTCCCTCTGTATCGGAGTGCCTGCGTTGTCTTTTGTGCAATGGCCGCAGATACCGAGTCAATGTCCATCTCACTTCTCACGCTCATATCGCCTATATGCATATGTACCTCGATGTGGTAACTTTCAGAGCTGCTGTTTTGCACAGAAGATATGTTGTTAATATTTTTTGCTCCATAGCTTTCTGACTGCTGTTTTGCGCGGTATGCGGCAGCTTCAAGGGCAGTCAACACCATCTCATCCTTATGCAGATTCGCTCTGTATTCATCATACGGCACCCGATAAAGGCCGGTTGCGTGTCCGGCTCCATCACCCGAATCTACTCGGTTGGTCTGGATGGTGACTGTTGTTGTGACGCTTCGAATTATGCGGTTTATTTCACCGTTGATCTGTTCTACCGCACCGGATACTCCGGCGAGATTTGAATTAAGCCCCTCGACATAAGCGTTAATCGTCGCTATGCCCGCCTCGCTGGCTTCTCCAGATTTGTTAAACTCATCCACCATCTCATTGACGTTGTCAATGATTTCCTGAAGTTCACCCTCTGCAACTGCGTTTGCTTCCGTCACATTGGTTTCAAGGGCTTCTTTGCCCTGCTGAGTGGCTTCGAATGCGGCGTTGAGTTCTCCGACATTTGTCCAGCCCTCAGCTGCCAGTCCGGCGAGGATCTGTGCGCTTTCCATGGAGCCGTCTGATAGGGCAGCAACGAGCCCCGCATGCAATCCGTGTTCGGCTGCGGCTCTGATGTTTTCTGCATAGGTATTGAAGAACTCGGCCTGAGACTGCAAAGCAGCTATAACATCGGTAGAAGATGCCTCTACCACCTCTACCACATTGAGCAGGCCGCCTGCCGTTTGCTCTGCACCCTTAACCGCAGCGTCGCCCATTTCCTGATATTTCTCAATCAGTTCCTGAACACGGGCTGTCGACTCCTCCAAAAAGGCTATCAGGCCTTCTTCGTCTTCTGTATAGGTAGTCTGGGCGGTGGCCGCCTCTTCATAGCCGGTCGCAATTCCCTCTATTGCCGCTTTGTTTCCTTCCAGTGCCGCAGTCAAAAGCAGGACACGCTTTTCGGCTTCCGTGACTTCTCCACCAAACCCAAGGCACACATCACCGGCAAACATCAAGCCTGTAGCCGCATCCATTGTTGCATCCTTGTACTTCTCTTTTGCGGCTGCAAGATCCAACTCAGCCTGTCCAAGCTGGAGCATTATTTCCTGCTGCTCCGCATATAGCTCAGACATTCTTTGGATATCTGCTTCCATCTTGGCCTGATTTGCCATTTCCTGAGCGACTGCCCTGATTTGCTCTGCTGTAAGATTGAGTGAGTCGCTTAGTTCATCGTAGCTGAGTCCGAGTTCGGGGATCTTTTGGTTGAGCTCATCCACCATTTGTGACAGGACGGCCTTCTGTGCGGCGCTTTTGTTCTCTGTGTCTACCAAAGCAAGCAGATTGGTTACAAGTCCAGAAGTGGCATTGGACTCTGCCTCGATGCCGGCTACTGTTTCTTCATACCCGGCTGCCGACTCTTTAATATCCTTGAGGAGTTCTCCGGTGTTTGCCATCTGTGAGTTGGCATCGCCGGAGCTTATAGCGAGTGCTCCAAGAGCTGCCACTACCGCAGCTATTGCAGAGGCGCCAAGTATCCACGGGTTTGCGTTGAGAACTCCGTTCAAGGCGCTCCATGCCTTGGTAACAAGAGGAACGGTTGTACCCAAAACGGTGAGTGTACCAACAAACGCTCCGGCTGTGGTAGTGAGAGTAACAAACGCTGTCACAAGGCCGGGGTTTTCCTCTACCATTTCCGTCGCCCAGGCCGTTACATCGGCGCCGGTTTCCGCAAGCTCACCCAGTGCGGGCGTAAGCTGATCGCCCACGGTGGCTTCGAGATTCTTGACCGAATTTTCAAACATAATTATCTTGCTTTCGGTCGTTTCATAGCGAGTCTCTGCCTCTTTTACAAGGGCGGTATTTTCGTCCCATGCAGTATTGCTCAACTCGATTGCTCTCGTAAGCAGTCCGCTGGAGTTTTCAGCATTTGCAAGGGATGTAATCATTCTCCTGAAACGCTCCTCGCCAACTCCAAGAGTAGTCAGCGTGGTATTCATTTCTTCGCCCATTCCGCCAAGGCCTCTGACAAATGCTGTTAGAGCAGCCGTTGCATCCTGCCCCCACAGCACCGCAAATTCTGAGGCGCTCATTCCTGCGGCACGTGCCCACACCTCAAGATTTTCACCAGTCTGGACAGCGGTTTGCATCTCGGAAATCAACTTGCTCATGTTCGTGCCGCCCATGCCGGCTTCAATGCCGAGAGAGGTGACGGCGGTGGCCAAAGCTAACATATCTGTTTCGGCCATTCCTGCATTGGTGGCGGCACCGGCTATGTTTTGCGACATATCCGCAATTCTCTGCTCGTTTGTTGCAAAGTTGTTGCCCAAGGCGACAATGGAGGCGCCTAACCTGTCAACCTGACTTAAATCCATGCCTGTAATAGCCGCAAACTGAGCGATCATAGTCGCAGCCTCAGTGCTGGTCATGTTGGTAGATGTAGCCAGCTGTGCCATTACCCTCGTGAAGGACTCAAGGTTTCTGATCGGCACTCCAAGCTGACCCGCAGCTTCTGCAATCTGAGCAAGCTCTGCTGCGGATATGGGCATAACAGTGGACATTTCCTTGAATACTTCGCCCATCTGTGCAAGCCCTTCGCCATTCAGATTGGTGGTTTTTGCAACTCCGGCCATTGCGCTTTCAAACTCTACAGAAGCATCGACACAGGCCATCAGTTCATCGGCTATTGCTTTGAGCGTCGCAACTATGCCGGCAGCAGCCAAAGCCTGGGCAAGCTCAGAAACGGCATCGGATGCACCCTCGGTTCCGTCTCCGAATTCCTCCATCCCATCAGCCCCTTTGTCGGCCGCCGCCTGCATGTCGCCTAAAGCCTTGCTCGTATCTCTGAGCTCTCCTTCGAGCTTGTTGAGCTTTGCCTGAGCGTTGTTGGCCTCGGTTGCATGAGCGGCCGTGGCATCTCTGGCTTTTTGTTCAGCTGCTTCATACCGGTTAAGCTCGGCCTGCAAAGCAGCCATCTGATTTTTATATTCGTCGGTTTCTTTTCCAGCTTCATCAGTAGACGATGCAAGCAACTCCATTTTCTGCCGCACTTCTGCAGCCTTGGCTGCCCAATCCGACTGAGCCTGCTTTGCCCTGTCCATCTGGCTCTTGCTGGCCGTTATTTTTTCGTTTAATTTGCTGATTACATCCTGAAGGGCCTGCTGCTTGGATTTCAGAAGATCTATTGACGCACCGTTGGCTTTAAGGCTGGAGTTTATAACTTTCAAGTTGCTGTCCAGAACTTTGTATTCAGCATTGATATTCTTTATTGCAGCTTTATACTGGGCTTCGCCCTCTACTGCATAGCGTGTTGATATTCTTCGTTCAGTTGCCATTTTTCTTGCTCCTGTATCGTGCAGCGTGGGTTTTTAAGACCACGGCTATTTCTGCCAGCATTGCTTCTCTCGGTGAAAACCCGGCTTGTGCAGCAAGCGCCAAATATTCAGGAAGAACTATTCTTTGCTCTCCGTTTTTTTTTGAAGTTCTAAGAGAACCTCATCCACTTCCTCATCTTCGTTTTCCAGATCCATTCCCTTGAAAACGGCATTGATTATCGCTGCTCTGGCCGCAACCATTTCCGGGAAGGACAGACGCAATGAGAAATATTCCGGGGTGAGAATGGGCCTTTTTTCGTATCCCATATCCCTGCGTATGAGCTCAGTTTGAGTGGAAAATTCAGAAAGTGCCCAGCATATAGCTTCAAAGCCGTCTCTGTCTCCTGAGCTTATTGCCTTCAAAATACCCTGAGGATATTTTTCTGCCTCGGCGTAATACGCGGCGGCATTGTATGTGAGTTTGGGTAATTCCATTTTCTGAGCCTCCAGATTAAAAAATAAATGGAGGGGAAATCCCCTCCATTTTCGATGATGAACTTACTCGGAGAAAATGACGGCTATGCTGTGCTTTTCGGCAACAGCGTCAATGATGTATGCACCATCAATGACCTCATCAGTCACATTGGTGCCGTTATCATAGACGGCAGTGGGAGTGCCGGTAATGGCCAGTTCGAAGGATTCACCTTCCGCGACAGTGCTAATGCCAACAGGAGACACGCTCTGCCCATCACCGCCGCCATTAACCTGTACATCAACCATATGCCACACTGAAACATTCAGCAAAGTGTCGATATAGGCCTTTGCTGCAGCTTCGGTAGCAAACTCCTTGACACGCTTCCAAGGGCCATACTTGGGGGCGGCGATAGTAACCTTGAGCGGCTGGTTGCCGAAGCTCACGCTTTCGCCCTTGGTCGCTCCGGATTCATCGGGCACAGATGCTTTGCCTTTAGCAAAAAACCACGCCCTGAAGCTGCGGACATTGCCGACAGAAAGCTTCTGATAACCACCGTAGCCGCCATAGGGTGCGTTGTCGTCACCGTAGTGCTGCAGTTCGCCGTCAACGAACTTTGCTCCATAAAGCTCTGCCTGATCCACCAGACTGATGTTGTCAGTTTCAGCAGTGAGCTCTGCAGAGCTGAACTCACTGA